GGCGCCCGTTGACGATCTTATTGATGATCGTCTCGTCGTCGGATGAAAGACCCAAATACTTCCACACCAGCCGAGACAACTCTCGCTGCTTGATGCCCATGGCGTCAACTGCGGAGCGAACCCACTCTTGCGCTGGGGTTAATTTACCCATGGAAAACGCGTAGCTTTTTACGCTACGCCCGTCTGTGGTGGAAATCGCTACGAAGGGGCTTGCAATCGTAGCGAATATCGCTACGGTGCTGCCCCGCATGGAACCCGCACAGACAATCATCAAGAAATTTGGGGGGCCGACCGCGCTCGCGGAGCTCCTTGGTCTGCACCGAACTCGCGTCTCAGCTTGGCAGCGATCGCGCAATTCCGGCGGTACTGACGGCCGTATCCCGCAAGGGCATCACGACCGGCTCATGAAACTTGCCGTCGAGCGGGGTTTCCCATTGCAGCCCGCCGACTTTTATCCGCAGCCGCGGGCCAGTGCAGGGCGCCCAAGGGCCGGCAAAAAGCGAGCCGCCTAGCCATGCTCGCCCGCTCTCACCATCCGAACAACGGCGCGCCCGTAAAGGCGATCGCGGCGCCTGCAAAGAAGGCCAGGCCCACAAGGACTCTGAATTTTCGACGTGTTGTCATGATGCGGCACCACGGAGAAGTTGTTGCGTCATGCGTCAGCCAATCGGCACTAACGGGCACGCGTCAAAGCCTTCCGGCGAACAAAACGGCGGATTTTCCGGCTTTAGAACAAAGGTGCATGGGCACGTTCGCCATCACCTGTCGGCCTTCGGCCGCGCTGTGCGCGCCGTCTGGCCCGTCAAGCCGGCGTTGCATCTTTCGCAGGTTGCCGACTGCTCCGAGCGGTCCGCGCAATATCAGATCGACGGCGAGCGCAAGCCCACAGCGCGCGCCATCCTGGCCGTCAACGAGGCGATGCTCAGCGACGATCAGTGAACCCCGCTTCATTCCTAGTTCGTTTCAGCCGGCGGCATTCGTACCTGACGGCGGCTGATCTGACGCCGCCGGGCTTTTCGCCCTAGTTGGCCCGGCGGCGAAAGCTTTGTGTCTGCGTGCGTTTTTCCTCGCCGATTCACGTGAAACGGGACACGCTCGCATGAGCTTCGCCAATCCATTTCCTCCACCACGACCGCGGCTGACCGGCGCGCCATCGCGCCCAACACGCCAATGGCGCGCAGCGGTGCTCGATCATGATGCAGCTCGCGCCGAACTGGGGAGTCCGGCGGGAGGCGAGGGCGGCCGAAGCTCTGGCGAGCGGCCCGGCCGCCCTCGCTTAGCCCCTCAGCTTGGGCTGCGTCCGATCCCGTTAAGCGAACGAGAACGGGAGGTTTCTCTATGAGAGAAGCCGCCACAGCAGCCACGCTTTCAATCGTAGCCGCGGCTTTGGCGCTCGCGGGGGTTTGCTTGGCGGGAGCGTTTCTGCCGGCCCTGGGGCGGATTTTGGGGCCGTGATGAGCAAAACTCCGCGCACCATCACCCGCATCCAGGTCGCCGACGCGATCGACGATCTCGATGACCAATTGGCGGATCTGCAGGAGATCAAAAAGACGGTCTATCAGAACTACCGCGGCGTGCTCGCCTCGCGTGGTTTCAGCAAGGAAGCGATCAAGGCTGAGGCCTCAACGCTCAAGCTCGCCATCCGCCAGCGCCGCAACATCGAGAAAGACCCCGCCAAGGCCAAGGAACGCCGCGGGCTGTTCGACGAGATCCTGACCGAAATCACAGCCGTTCCCTCGCGCGCACGCGCGCGAGAGGGAAGTGCGGGCGACGACCGGCCGCTGTATGCCGACATTGCCGCTGCTGCCGCAACGGCGGCAAAGCTCGCCGAAGAAGACGAAGCCACGCCGGAAGATCGGCGCAAGGCGCACATCAAGGCCGCGGCCGATCGCGCCGAGGCGCGTTCGAAAAGCGCCGGTCCCAGGACGCATTGAGGAGCTTCAATGAGCATGGACGAACAGACACGGCGCCCGCATGCGCCAATTCTTCTCCGCGATGAGGCAGTTGAAGCTCGACGCAGGCGTTGCGCCAAGCTCGCAGCCGAAGCCGACGCCCTCTTCGACGCTCAGAAGAAAGCCGAAGAGGCGATCACGCTTGCCGAGCTGCACGAGCAGCAGTGAAGATCCGCACCCCACGGACGCGCGCGCCAGGAAACGTCAAGGGCAACCGGCAGCTCTGGCGCCGCGATCCAAACGACTTTTATATCGAACCTTTTTGGTGCGGTGAGCGCCTCTTCGCGGTCGAGAAGTTCGACGGGCCGATTTGGGATCCGGCCGCCGGCATCGGGCGCATCATCAACGCCGCGCTCAAGGCTGGCCACGCCACGAGCGCCACCGATCTGATCGCCCGGCCCAAAACGATCTGGCCTATCAAGAAGCTCGATTTTTTGAAGACGCGAAAGATCGCGCGCGGCGAAAACATCGTCTGCAACCCGCCATTCAAGATCGCCGACGCCTTCGTGAAACACGCGCTCAAGCTCGGTGCTGCAAAGATCGCCATGCTCATGCCGGCTGGCTGGATCCACGGCGACGAGCGATCGCGCTGGCTCGAGAAAACGCCGCTCCGCTGCATTTATTTCCTGGCGCCGCGGCCGAGCATGCCGCCCGGGCGCGTCATCCTGGCCGGGATTGCGCCCGGCAACGGCACCACGAATTTCGCCTGGTTCGTTTGGGAACGCGGCTATCGCGGGCCTTGGAATGCGGCGGTGCTTCGGCGGGAGGCTGCAGCATGCCGGTAGATGTTGCCACGCTCAAGAAACTCGCTGCGGCGGGCGCGACTGCCGACATGGTAATCGCGGCGCTCGAGGGACAGATCGCCCCCGATGCGGAAAAGCGCCGGAAGGCGCGTGACCGTCAGGCCAAGCGTCGTGCTCGTGTGACATCGCGTGACTCAGCGTTACCGAGCGTGACATCGCGTGACACGACTCAAGATGTTGAGGCCGTGGCCGGGGAAGGATCGCAAGGGAATGTGGCCGCGGCGGAAATTCAGAAGCCATCCGAAACCGACCTAAAAGAAAGATCCCCCACACCCCCTAAAGAAAATACTACTACCTCGAATCCTCTCCAATTGGATTTACTCAGAGAAGAAAAAGATTCGAGGAACGCGCGCGCGCGAGGCAAGCAGCGTGCGACGCGATTGCCCGACGGCTGGATGCCATCGCTCGACGACCTCAACTTCGCCCGCGATCTTTTCCCGGAAGCCAAAATCAACCTCGAACGCGAGAAGTTTCGCGATTACTGGCATGCGCGCGCCGGTCCGAAAGCCGTCAAAGCGGACTGGTCGGCGACCTGGCGCAATTGGCTTAGGCAAGCTTTGGAACGAAGCGACGGAGGTGAAAATGGAGAGCATCGGAACACTAGCGGCAACGGCTCTGGAGCGAATTCAGGAAAGCGAACGCTTGCCGTCATCGCCATCGAATCTGCCCGCCGCGCAGGCCAAGCGCGATCATGACGGCCTCCCGGTTTTATTTGATCGCCAGTGCGACCTGGAAATTCCAGACGCCGTCGTTTCCGATCGTGACATCGCCGGCAACGTGCGGGCGTTGCGCCGCGATCTGACCATCGTTGAGCGCGCGGTGATCGAGGCGCGTGCGGCGGCGCTGCACGACGCGCTGGCGCCGTTTGCACGTTCCGAGCGCGATCAATTGAGCGCCGATCTAGCTGCGATGCTGAGCGGCTTCCGGTTTATGCGGCAGGCGGATGAAGCGGCGGATTCGATGCTCGAGGTCACGCTCGCCGTCCTGCGTGATTTTCCTGCGTGGGCGATCAGTAGGGCGTGCGCGCAAATGATCCGCAGCCGCGCCGAACGGCGTTTCCCTCCAAACGATACCGAGATTTTCGATGCAGCCCGCGAGGAGGTCCGGCTGCATCGCAAGTGGCTTGCCCAGGCGCAAAGGCTTCTGGAGGCGCCGGCTGAAACGAGGCGCCCACTGTCCGACGCTTGTCCGACGGCTGTCGGACACCCACCGTCAGGCCAATTGGCGCCGATCAAGCCCTGGCCGCCAAGCCCTGACGTGCTCGCCGAACTCGAAGCCCGAAAAGCCCGCAACGCCGCCCGCCAATGATGCTCGAAGGCCTGGCTGACCTTGTGCTCGCCGGCATCATCGCGCTGATCGTTTATGCGGCGCTGCGCACGGCCGGGATCGTGCGATGAAACGGATCGGGGTGCGGATCTCCGACGGGCTGCACGCCGACCTGCTGGCGTATTGCGAGCGCACCGGCTGCACACTGACCGATGCCGTCGAGACACACCTGCGCAATTCGCTCGATTCCAAGGGCTCCGATCGGCTGCTGCTGTTGCGCTTCGATGAAGGCCTTTGGGCCTGGTTTAAGGCTTACGTCACCGGGTGGGGGTTATGGGGATCGCGGGAGGAGACGGCGATCTTCATGATCCGCAGCGAGATCATCGCGGTGCATCAGCAACCCCACATCTTGCGGGCGATCTATCCGCACCTGCCTGAGAGCATCCAAGCGGCCGTTGCCAAAATGCCACTTTTCAAGCCCCCGCCGTCAAACGATCACTAGCATGAGCCTGCACCGCGACGAGATCGCCGGCCAGCTCGGCGGCGTCGAGCTCATCTCACGCCATCTGACCTGGGTGATGGCCCACAAGGTCGCGGCGATCGTCGAGATCCGGCCCGATGGACCTACGCGCCTGCATTTCGACGGCGGCGGCCACATCGATATGTGCGGGCCAGCCGAGCATTGGCGCACCGAGCTCGCCATCCTGCGCGAGAAGCGGCTCGATCGACGCGCCGGCTGATTTGTTTGTTCGGTGACGCTGGTGACGCTGATCTTGAGAGAAGCATGTGAAATTTATTCGCGACATTAACTTTGACCGCCGTTTTAGATCGACGCCACAGCGCCTTGATCTACCATAGCTTTTCGATCTGTCCCCGCTATGCTCCATCCCGATTCGTTCCGGGTGAGGCTGAATGGACGATGCCGAGGCGCGTTCTCTCAAGTTGGACGACCTTGTCACGGTTACCGGCCGTTTCCGCCATCGAACGGATCCAGGCACCGGCAACCTGCAGCTGACGCTATGGGTCGATGACCCAAAGAGCCGTGACGGCTGGCGCCAGATAACGGTCGGCGCGCACGCTTGCGAGAGGAAAGCCGGCGAAGGCCCTGACTGACGTAGCAAAACCTTTAGGTGTTTGTTGTTTATCGAACTTTCAGATGCGTGGGATTCGCGTTCCTGAGTTCGGACCGCCGCCGGTGATGGGCGACCACCATGTGCGGTTCTCCTTCCAGCTGCCGCCGGCGCTGCTGTTGCTTGCACCGGTCGGGCGCTGGCCCAAGGCGCCGCGGGGCTGCTCGCTCTGCGTCGACGACGATGGCAGTGTGGTGGTGACCTCGATCGATGGATCCCAAGCCTACGCGCACGACCAGGTCATGCAGCTCACGATGACCTTCCTCAAAAGTCTTCGGGCCATCACGCCGCACGTGATAACCGGCACGATGTCGGCGCCGTACTGCCGGGAGCGGCCGGAGGTCTATTCCATCAGTTTTGGGGCCCGCGTGTCGATCGCGCGGACGCGGGATAGGCCGATGGTGGCGTGATGCGCTTGGCTGATGCTGTCGCATCCGGCTTGGTTGCGATTGCCGTTTGGGCTTTTGCTGATTGGCTTGTCCCGCCGGCGTGCGGCGGCGGACTGCAATCCTTGCATTTCTATTTTGCCATCGGCTGCTCTGCCGGAGCCGGCTGCTGGAGCGGCCAGCGTTGGCGGCAGAAGACCTGATTAACCGCAGATTCGCGTGACCCCTATCCAGCACGGAGCATTTCGGCAAAATCCTCCGCCGTGGCGTGGGGAATGCTGGCGGTGGCGCGTAAGGATCGTGACGGTCGTTACGATCTAACCAACGCGCGCGATCCCGGGCAGCGCGGTGAGCCTGTCCGGCACGCGGTCAAGGCTGGCAACATATCTCCCGGCCTTGCAGCGGTGATCGCACCCGTCGATCCGTTCGACCTAAACGTCGCCACCACCACCAAGAAGAAGAAAAAGGGCAACGAGCCCGGCAATATCCTCGCCACCGTCAACCGAAAGGTTGATCTGCTCGAATGGGAGTTGTCCCATCGCTGGATTACGCACGCCGCTTACAGCGAGGGCCGCATTATTCAAGGGCTTTTTGAGCGTGCCGGGCTGTCGGGCGGCTCAACCTGGTCGGATTCAAGCCGGGTCGACGCTGTGACCGCCAAGGAAAACGCCGCCTGCAAACGGCTGGTCGACGGAAACGTCATTCGGATCTTAATGGCCGAGCTGCGCTCAATCCTAGGAGCAAAAAATATCGACGTTGCGATCGTCCGCCAGGTGCTCGGCGAAAATCGCGCCTATGTCGACGTCGAGATACCGCAGCGCCCACCGATCGAAACACGCAGGGACGTCGCCTATGTCGCGCAACGATTCCGCGATGCACTGGAGCTGCTCGCGCGCGAGCGCGGCCAGCGCTGAAAGTTTTAACTAAAAGTCGTCGTCAGATCTTGCTGGTCCTGCAAACCTCGATAGATTGCCAAGCGCGAACGCTTCAATTTTTTCCCCCCTCTGTGTTGGCGAGCGCCCGATCCCCGTCGGGCGCTTCGTCATTTTGGGGAACGCGAATGCCGGCAGCCAAACTCATGCGCCGCATGGCGCGCATCCGCGCCGAGCTGCTCGAGCACTACCGCGATGGCAAGTCGGCCGCCTGGTCGGCGACGCTGGTGCGATGCGATCACCGGATTGCGCAGAGATTTTTTGCTGACTTCGAACTCGCCGGCATCGAGCGGCCACCGGTGCGCAACAAGCCATGTCCACCGCGGTCGCGCATGGTGGACTATGACGGGCCGGAGCTGATCGGCTTCTCGGCTGACGTGCTGCCGTCATGAGCAACACCTACAGGCATTTCGCCGACGTTGAGATCGAGCGGCTGTTGCCGCTCATCGCCGCCTCCCGGTACGGTGATGTCACCAAGGTCGCCCACGAGCTCGGCCGCAACAGACATTCCGTCTATCGAAAGCTCAAGGAGCTGCGCCAACGCGGCTTGAGCTTCGGTCAGCGCCGGCGCCTTTCCGATCTCGCCAGGGACGCTCAATTGCCGACCGACTGGATCGGCAAACGCTGCACCTGAGTACGGTAACCCCCCTTATCGTACTCCGGCCGAGGTTCGATAATTCTCCGCTTTTTGCCAGCGCAGGGCGCGGTGTCCGACGCCTGTCGGACATGTCAATGGGCCAAACGTGTCCTAAAAACATGTAGCAATTTCAGCGGCTTGCGGCAGTAGTGGGCTAGTTTCGGGTCAATTTGGGTAAAATCGTCCACATGGCCAACGATCTCGTTCCCACGGACGGCGCCGGAGCGCTCGCCAAGAGCATCGAAGCGGCCGCCGGCTATGCCAAAAACAGCAAAGCCCCAAACACGCTGAAAGCATATCGGTCGGACTGGCGGCACTTTTCGATCTGGTGCGCGGCGGTTCGATGCAAGCCTCTTCCCGCGCACCCGGGCCAGGTCGCCGCGTATCTCGGCGCTCTGGCCAGCGCCGACATGCGGACCAACACGATCCAGCGCCGCATTGCGGCAATCCGCCATTTTCACCGGGCTGCAGGGCACGAGAATCCCTGTGAGCATCCCGGCATCGCCGATACCCTTGCGGGGATCCGGCGCAGCCTCGGCAGTGCGCCACGCAAGAAAACCGCGCTAACGGCCGAGCTGCTGTCCCGGGCTCTCCGCAAGCTGCCTGACACGCTGCGCGGCAAGCGCGATCGCGCGCTGCTGCTCATCGGTTTCGCCGGTGCGCTGCGCCGATCTGAGCTTGTTGACTTAAAAGTCAACGATCTGGCGGCCCATCCCAAGGGCATCATTCTGACGCTGCGGCGATCAAAAACCGACCAAGTCGGCGCCGGCACCGTGAAGGCGATTCCACACGGTCACCGGCTCAAAGCCGTAGCGGCGCTCGAGGACTGGCTGCGCATATCGCAAATTTGCGATGGGCCGATCTTCCGCGGGGTCATCGGCAAACGCGTGCTCGATGGCGCGCTGTGCGAGCATCAGGTCGCAAAAATCGTGAAAAATGCCCTGCGCGCGATCGGGCTCGACGCGAGGGAGTTTTCCGGCCATTCGCTCCGGTCAGGCTTTATCACTAGTGCGGCCAATTCCGGCGCTGACCTGACGACAATCGCGAAGCACGCAGGACATGCGCGCGTTGACACAACATTAGGCTATGTGCAGGTCAATGACGCCTTCCGCGATCACGCCGGAAGGAAATTCCTCTAATCGCGATGTGGGTATTACCCAGCTTGAATCGCGCGCCTCGGGTTCTTTTACTTCTCGATGCGATGCGCGCCACGGGTCTATCGACACCGGGCATCGTCATCCTTGGATCAGATCAACATGGCGATCTTACTTCGCTGTCGCTGCCGCACGGATGGTCGGCCTGTTGCCGACCTCGCGACGATAATTGTCTCACACAGGTTCTCAACCGCTTCCTTCGCGAACATCCTGAGCTTCCGTGGTACGGGCTGATCTGCGATGACAATTGGCCCATAACGGATGAATGGGACATTAAACTGATCGCTGCCGCTATGCAGTCCGGGATTTCGTCCTGCGATGATGGATGGCAGGCGCCGAAGCGCATGCACAGTGCTACAGTTTGGCGCGGCGACGTCTTGCATTGCGCCGGCTTCTGGAACCCGCCGATAACACGACATTTTTGCGGCGATGATTTATGGGAGGACATCGGCCGTCGGTTTGGATTGTGGACTTGCCTGATGAATGTCCGCGTCGAGCATCGCCATCCGAGAAGTCCGAGCAAGGACCGTTGGGAGCTGGATTCGACCAATAGGAGTCAATCCGAATGGGCCGCTGATGACGTGGCGAAGTTCAAGGCTTGGAAGGCTGGAAAGGAATACGCCGCACTGATCGAACGCTTTTCAGCGCGCGGCCAGTGAATCCAATCGTCGCTTGCGTGCTGCGAACCGGCGGCGACTTTCGACCGGAGCATGTCGCAATGCTTCGCGATGGCGTGGCGATGCACTTGCCCCACGCGCGTTTCATCTGCCTCTCTGACGTTGAAGTCCAATGCGAACGGATAGCGCTTTTACATAATTGGCCCGGCTGGTGGAGCAAGCTCGAATTTTGCCGACCGGACATTGCCGGCGATTTGCTGACGCTAGATTTGGATACGCGAATCGTCGGCGATATGAGGGATATTGCAGGCATCGGGCGGTTGGCGCTGTTGAGCGACTTTTACCGTCTGTCGCAGGCGCAATCAGGCATCATGTTTTTGCCTGAGATCGACAGACGTGCCACCTGGCGGGTCTGGATGATGAATCCAGCCCAACACATGCAACGCTGCGGTGCCTCTGGCGACGGCATGTTCTTTCGGGAAGTTTTGGGAGCGCGCGCGGCGCGCTGGCAAGACGCTTTGCCAGGTCAAATTATCTCCTACAAAGTTCACGTCAGAGCCGCCCAAATTCTAGGGCAAGAGTTCGGCAATGGAAGCGTGCCGGAAGGCGCGAGAGTGATCTGCTTTCATGGCAAGCCGCGACCATGGGAAGTTGCAAATGTCTGAGCGTTTCTATTGCAAACGCGCGACGTGTCGCGCCGCACGACGCAACGCAACCCTACGCGGTGAGGTCAAAGGCATTTGGCGCGGCGCCAATGCCAAGATGTTCGTCCATGACGCCGTTCGGCCGAACAAGCGCGATCGATCACCATTTGCCGAGACAATGCGCATCGGCAAACGCGCAACGGCCGGCATGAACAAGCTGAGCGCCGTCACCTCAATAATGCGGCGCCAGTTCGGCCGCGTTGCCGCGCGGGGCCGATAGTGTCGCTGGGTGATCACCTGCTCAATCGCACCTTGGAGCTGATGGCGCGGATCACCATGCCAACGGAGACGCCTTTCGTCTGCGTTCACATCGGCAACGGTCAATGGAAGCTGATGACGTGGGGCTTGCTGCGTCAGTCGCTCAAGGTTGTCTCCATCAATGGCGCGACGGCGCCGCAAGCTGGGAGCTAAATCACCATGGCCACCGCGCCCATCATGACGACCAAGCCACTGCCGACGGCGCCGGCGGCGCCGCCGCCACCTGACGCAGCCGACATTGCGAAGGCTAATGCGATTGCGGCGCTCAACGCCATCATCAACACGTCGCACGCTGCGCCGGCGACTGCTGCGCTCGTCGCGCAGGTGGCCTCACTGACGGCGACGCTGCGCACCGCGCAGACCAACCTCACCGCGGCGCAGCAAAAGCTCACCGCGGCTGAGGGCCCGGCGGTGCAAAAGGCGAAACGCCAGCTCGCCGCGCTGCAGCGGACAGCGTGAGCGTCGACGACGACGACGCCTGCGTTGCCTGCGCCGAGTGTGGCGTTGAGCTCCTCCGTGGAGAAAAGCTGCTCATGCTGCCGACCAATCACGGCATCATCGTCGTATGTATGACCTGCGCCGAGCGGCTGTTCGACAAGGTCATGGCCGAGGACTTCCCCACCTCACAATGAAGCGACCACCGCTCGCCAAGCTCGCACCGCGGCTCGCCGCGGCGCAGCTCCTCACCGCTCCGCCGGCGCCCAAGCGCGCCGACCCGGAGCTGCTCACCACCGATCACCGCGCCTGGCGCGCGGCGGTCATCCAACGCGCCGGTTTCCGGTGCGAAGCGGTCGACGACGGTATGCGCTGCACGCAGAGCGCAGCCCGCGGTGCCGTCCTGTATGCCGACCACATCAAAGAGCGGCGCGATGGCGGCGAGCTGCTCGCTCTGAGCAATGGACAATGCCTGTGCGCATCACACCACGTCAAAAAAACGCTGCAGGCGCGCAATCGCAGGGCGGGATGGGGGTAAAAATCCTTGAAGACTTCGCCGCTGCAACCGCCGTCCCCCCCACGCGCGGAATTTTTTTGGCCGATTTGAATTTTTGAAAAACTTTCAGACCACCGCGGCGTCTGAAAAACAATCAAAGAAACCACACCCGGAGCGCTTTAGATGCCACGAGGCGGAGCGCGCCCAGGCGCGGGCCGAAAGAAAGGCGGCAAGAACGAGCGCAAGCTCGAAGCGCCGTCGCCCGAAGGTGAGACCGCACTGCAATATCTGCACCGGCTCATGCGAGATCCCAACATCGACCCAATTCGCCGCGATTGGGCGGCCAAGATGGCCGTGCGCTTCGAACAGAGGGCGGCTGCCGCAGCTGCCGCCGGCCAGCCGGGCAAGAAAGCCGCGGCCGAGCAAGCCGCGCAAACTGCCGGACAGGGTAGCGAATGGGGCGACGATCTCGATACGTCGAGCTCGTCGGTTAATTAGCGGTGCCCGGCTGGTGCACGGCGCTGCCGGATTGGGAGGAGCGCATCCTCGCCGGCGCGCCGCTCGTTCCCGACCTGCCGCTCATCAAGAGCGAGGCCGACAAGGCGCTGCGCGTGTTCAAGCGGCTGCGGCTTTGGGACGTGCGCGACAATCCGACGATGGCGGAGGCCTGCGGCGCCTGGTTCCTGCCGATCGTCGCGGCGCTGTTCGGGTCATACGATCCGCACGACGACGTGCGGCACATTCAGGAGTATTTTCAGCTCATCCCGAAAGGGAACAGCAAGAGCTCAAACGGCGGCATGGTCATGGTCGTCGCGCTGATCGTCAACCGGCGCCCGGGCGCCGAGTTTGTGCTGATCGCGCCGACCAAGGAAATCGCCGACATTGCCTTCAGGCAAGCGTCCGGCACCATCCGGCTCGATCCGGAGCTCGCCAAGCTCTTTCACCTGCAGCGGCATCTGCGGCTGATAACGCACCGCAAGACCGCCGCCACGCTCAAGATCAAAGCGGCCGACACCGACGTCATCACCGGGTCCAAAGCGACCGGGACGATGATCGATGAGACGCACGTCTTCGCCGAGAAATCGCACGCGGCCGACATTTTCGTCGAGCTGCGCGGCGCGCTCGGCAAACGGCCAGACGGTTTTTTGTTTCAGACGACGACGCAGAGCAAGACGCCGCCGGCGGGAGTGTTCGCCCAAGAGCTCATGATGGCGCGCCGCGTGCGCGACGGCAAAATCGCGCTGCCGCTGCTGCCGATCCTTTACGAGCTGCCCAACCGATTATCGAAGGATAACGGCTGGAAAAACAAAACGTATTGGCCCCGCGTCAATCCGAACCTTAATCGCTCGATCACGCTCGACTACCTCGAGCGCGAGCTGAAAAAGGCTGAGGAGACGGCAAACCCGTCGACGCTGGCGCTGTTCGCCTCGCAACATCTCAACGTCGAGATCGGCCTGGCGCTGGCGATCGATAGTTGGGTCGGCGCGCAGTTTTGGCAGCAGAATTCGGAGGCGGCGCTTTCGCTGCAGGATTTGCTTGATCGATGTGAGGTCGCGGTCGTCGGCATCGACGGCGGTGGCTTAGACGACCTGTTGGGCTTTGCCGTCATCGGCAGAGAACGGACGGCGGCCGCCGGCGGCAGCTTAGCCAGCACGGCCAATGGCGAGCCGCCGCCTGCAAATGCGACGCGATGGCTGCATTGGGGCCACGCTTGGGCGCATCAGAGTGTTCTCGATCGACGCAAGGAAATCGCGCCGCGGCTGCTCGACTTTGAAAGCGACGGCGATCTGACGGTTGTCGAGCGCAACAATGACGACGTGATCGCGGTCGCCGACCTGGTCGATCAGGTGCGGCAGTCAGGCAAAATGCCGCTGCAGCGCGCGATCGGCGTCGACCAGGCCGGCATCGGCGCGATCGTCGACGAGCTGCAGGCGCGCGGGATCGATCCGTCGCCGGACGCCGGCATCATCCTCGGCGTGCCGCAGGGCTGGAAGATGATGAACTCGATCAAGACCGTCGAGCGCAAGCTCGCCGGCGGCGAGTTTGTTCACGGCGGAACGCGCCTCATGGCGTGGTGCGTCGGCAACGCAAAAGTCGAGCCGCGGGGAAACGCCATCCTGATAACGAAACAGGCCTCCGGCTTTGCCAAGATCGATCCGCTGATGGCGCTATTCGACGCGGCCGTGTTGATGGCGATGAACCCTGACGTTGGGATTGGTCAGGGCATCCTGTGGCTCGATAGCGTCTAATTCAATCGCGAGGCTGGCATGAAACGATTGGCAAACGGCCTGCTCGTCGCGATTTCGCTCGCGGTCAAGCAATTGCCGGATTTTCTGCGCGACGCGCTCGGCGTTGTCGGCGCTGGTCTTATCGCTTATGGCGCCTGGTTGATCTCGCCGGCGTGCGGCTACATCGTTGGAGGCATCCTTCTACTGATCGGCTCGATCCTGTCCGCGCTGGCGCCGACTGATCGGAAATAACCGATGCGTGGTCTTTTCGGTGCGATCGCGCAGGGCGGCGCACGGCTCGGCGGCGGCGGCTCGCGATTAACGCGCTCGACCGACACCACCGCTGACGCGCTATTGTGGGGCGACCAGCTCTGGAGCGTAGCGAGCTCCGCCGGCGTCGAGATCAATCAGCAAACGTCGTTGGGCGCGGCCTCGATCATGGCCTGCGTTCAAATGCTGACGGAAGACGTGGCCAAGCTGCCCGTTAGTCTGATCCGCATGCGCGCTGACGGCGGCACCGAGCCGGTCACCAATCTTCCGCTTGCCGAGCTGCTGGAGCAGCCGAACGAATGGCAAGATTGGCTCGAATTTGCGGAAATGGTGCAGGTCGGCCTCGTCCTGCGCGGCAACGGTTACGCGGTCATCATCCGCGACGGCCACGGTCGACCGACAAAACTCGTTCCGATCAATCCGGACCGCGTCGCGCTTTGGGAAGCGCCGACCGGCGAGCTGTTCTATCGCATCACGCCGTTCGGCCTTCACGAGATGGCCGAGCTGCGCGACATGCCTTATCTGATCCCGTTCTCTGAGGTGTTCCACCTGCGCGGCCTGTCCGTGAACGGGCTCATGGGCATGTCGCGGATCGCGGTGGCGCGCGACGCGATCGGCCTGGCGCTCGGCCAGGAACGCATCGCCGCACAATGGATCGGGCTCGGATCGAAACCGTCAGGCACGCTCTCCACCGAGCAGAAGCTCGACAAGGTCACTTTCGAGCGGCTCAAGGGCAATTGGAAAGAGCTCAACGCCGGCCTGGCAAACTCCGGCCGCACCGCGATCCTCGAGGCGGGCCTCAAATGGACGCCGCTACAGCTTTCCTCGCAGGAAATGGAGTTTATCGCCGGGCGTGCGTTCCAACTGCAGGAAATCGCCCGCATGTTCCGGATCCCCCCGCACATGATCGGGGATCTGTCGCGCTCGACGAACAACAATATCGTTCAGCAGTCGCAAGAGTACGTGAACTACACGATCAGCGGATATACGCGCCGCTGGCGATCGAAAATGCGGATGGCTTTTGGGCTGCGCACCGCAAGCGACGACGTGCAGGTTCATTTCGATCTGAGCGAGCTGACGCGCGCTGATGCGACCGCGCGCTACAACAATTACCGCATCAACATCATGAGCGGCTGGATGACGCGCAACGAGGCGCGCATCGATGACGGGCGCAACCCGATCAAGGGCCTCGACGCGCCCTGGCAGCCAGTGAACGTCGCGGCGGCAGGCAGTGACTCGAGCGGCACGCAGCCGGACGGCGGCGGCCGGCCGGAAGACGACACCGTTAAGGCTTCGTTGGGGCCGGCCGGTTATCGATGGCGCAATCTGCTTTGGGTGCCCGATTGACCGAACGCCACGTCGCCGCGCTGCGGATTCCGCTCGAAATCGTTGCCGAGCTGCTCGGCCTGCCGCCCGGTGCCAGGATTATCGGCTACCGGCCTGACGAATTTGGCCGCTGCCTGATTATGGGCGTAGAGCACGCGGATCTGCCGGAGCAATTGCCCGGCTGCATGCCGCCGGAGGTGTCGCTGACCTACAGCCAGGTCGAGGGCAAGCTGCGCGGCGCCTGGTCGATCGATCCTGAGAGAACATGGCCGATCGAGACGCCCCTGACCCTTATGAAATCCTCGGCGTAAGCCGGGACGCGACGGGTGAGGAGATCGACGCGGCGTTCAAGCGCAACGTCAAGCGCGATCATCCGGACGTTCCCGGGGGCAGCAAGGAAAAATTCGTCGAACTCAAGCGGGCGCAGCTTGTGCACCGCGATCCGGAGCTGCGCGAGCGCTTCGATCGCACCGGGCATTATGCCAAGGGCGTCGAGCCGGACAATCAACACGTCCCGGCGATGCAGGAGCTCGCGCGGATCCTGGGCCTAGCGCTCCAGTCCGGAAACGATCTCAGTCACGAGCCGCTTATCGACGCCATGCGGATGCAGCTGCGGGCCGAGGTCGACGCGATCACGGCTGACCTGGTGAAGCTGCGCAAGCTCAAGGACGACGCCTTAAAAGTCGGAAAGCGGTTTAAGCACCGCGGCCGCAAGCGCGGGCCGAACTGGCTGCGTGAGCTCACCAAAGGAATCGCCGATCAGGCCGACCAGGCGATTGCGAAAGCGGAGCGCATCGCTAAGCCGAAGATCGACGCGATCGCGCTGCTCGACGACTACGATTTCGAGATGGATCAGTTGATGCCGTTAGGCATGGTGTCGTGGGGTCTATATGGCAGCGGGGCATCGTCATGACGGCGAGCGCGCCGCGTCGGCCTTAGCCGACAAATATCTCGACACCGCGGCGCCGGTCGTTGCCGCCTGCACGGTCGATCGAAGCTATGACGTGCCTTGGCTCGCCAATCGCACGCGTGACCTGAAAACCGTTTGGGTCGATCGCCGCGTTCCAAAAATCCTCAAGTGCGGCATCAACACTGACGAGTCGCTGCCCTGGCACGAGCTGCCGGAAGGGCAAGCGATGGACGACGGCATGCCCTACGACGAGGGCGATCCGAACGCGCATTGCGACGTGGCAACACCGCTGGAGCGCCGCAACGTCGAGAGCCAGAAGCCGGACGATCCGGAGATCTGGAAAAAATACACCGACGAAATGGACGGCTTTATCCGCGCCGTCGACGACGAGACGATCGAGCGCGTGCCGCTCGACATGGACCTGCGCGTCTTCGCCGATGACGACCGGGCGCTGCTCGAAAAGATCATGGCCAAGCAGGCCGAGGAAAAATCGGCGAGGAGATTCCGCATGCCGTCACGATTGATTACGCCGCTCGACATGATGGCGGCCGTCAAGGGCCTCAACGTCAAGGATCCGCAGATTGTCGAGCAGCTCGAAACCAGCATGCGCAATCTGTTCTACGACGGCGGCGGCCACCGCATTGCCAAGGCGGTCGGCATTTCCGCGAGCGTCGTGCCGAGCGAAGTCGGCGAACGCGCCGTCGATTTCACGATCTCGACCACCGGACTCGATCGCTACAATTCGACGATCGACGCGAAGGGATGGCAGCTCGACAACTACGGCAAGAATTCCGTGGTGCTTTGGGCCCACGATGACAGCATCCCGGCGATCGCCCGCGGTGAGAACACGCGCATCGACGGCGAATCCGTGCGCTCGCGCGCGGTGTTTGCCAGCCGGGACGTGCATCCGCTCGCCGACACGATCCACGGCCTGATCCGCGGCAATTTCATCAGCGCCGCATCGGTGGGCTGGATCCCGCTCAAATGGCAGTTCGTCGAGGAGGAGGGCCGCGGCTTCGGCGTCGACTACCTCGAGCAAGAGCTGCTCGAATGGTCGGTCGTCAATATCCCGGCGAACCCGGAGTGCCTGGTCGACGCGCGATCGATGGGCATCGATACCAAGCCGCTCATGACGTGGGCCTCACGCACGCTCGATCTCGGCGGGCTCACCGCGATCCCGCGCGAGGAGCTGGAGAAGCTGCGCAAGATGGCGGGCACCGGGACAGCGACCGGCTTCCGCGCGCCGGCGACCGATCGCTTCAAAGAGCTTTTCACGGAAGCGATCGTAGAGCTCTGCGGCGAGAAGCGTAGCGGCAAGGTGTTGTCGGCTGAGAACAAGAAGAAGCTGGAGGCCTGCGTCGGGCATCTCAGCTCGATGAAAGACCATTGCTCTGCCGCAATGGATCACTGCAGCGCGATTCTTGAGTCCTGCCGTGACGCCGAAGACGGCGATCCTGACGACGGCGGCGACGGCGGCGGCGAAGCGGCCGCAGCTGACGCCGAGCAGCGCGCACGTCGCGTGCGCGTGTTGAAACTCCGCGCTCCGGCTCCGTCAGAAGAATAACGGCGCGCCTTTCTCCCCAAACTTTCTACCCCCACCCCGAAAATCCGGTCCGCCTGGCGCAGTGCCTTGAGCGGTGATCCGGCGTTGCGTCCAAAGGAGTAAAATCATGGACAAGTTGATCGAGCTGCGCCAGGCGCGAGCCGCGGCGTGCGATGAGCTGGAAAACCTCATCGGCGACAAGGCAAAATTCGAGGCGAAGGAAGCCGAGATCGCGGACTTCGACGGCCAGATCCAGCGGCTTGAGTTCGCCCGCAAGGCCGCGGCCGACCGCGCGCAGCGAAGCGAACAGAACAACGCCGGCGGCGAAACGGCGAGCTCTCAGCCCATTCTCATCAACAACGACGTTGAGCTGAGCTTTTCCGGGCGCCCGGTGCGCAAGGCGCCGGATTTCGATCACTACCTGCGCCGCGCCCGCGCGCAGTTGCGCGAACAGAACGTGCCGCTTCTGGCGCCCGGCCAGCAAAACGCGTTCGGATCGCTTGGCGAGCAGCTCATCGCCGTTGCCAAGTATGCGCTCTCCCACGGTGGCGAGCGCGATCCGCGATTGATCCGCGCCCCCACCGGCGCCGGCGAAATCGATCCGTCCGCCGGCGGCTTTTTGGTGCAGACCGACTTTTCGACCGCGGTGTTCATGCGGTCCTACGAGCTCGGCATTCTGCTCGGCATGGCAGAGAAGCTCTCGCTCTCGACCAACGCCAACTCGATCAAAATTCCGGCCGTCGACGAAACCAGCCGCGCGACCGGAAGCCGTTGGGGCGGTGTGCAGTCGTATTGGGTCGGTGAAGGCTCCAATCCGGCGACCAACACCAAGCCGCGTTTCCGCCTGATCGAACTCGATCTGAAAAAGCTGCTCTCGCTCATGTATGTGACCGACGAGCTGCTCGCCGACCAGTCGGTGCTCACCTCGATCGCCGGCAAAGCGTTCTCGGAAGAATTGATGTTCATGACCGAGGACGCGATGTTCGAAGGCGACGGCGCCGGCAAGCCGCTCGGCGTCATGAACTCACCTTGCCTGGTGACGGTGCCGGAGGAAGTCGGCCAAGCCACCAAGACGATCGTTTACGAGAACATCCTGAAAATGTGGCAGCGGTGTTGGGCGCGCTCGCGTTCTAATGCCGTCTGGACCATCAATCAGGACAACGAAGCTCAGTTGTATTCGATGAGCCAGGTCATCGGCACCGCCGGCGTCCCGGTTTATCTGCCTGCAAACGGGATCTCTGGATCGCCCTACGGCACTTTGTTTGGTCGTCCGGTCATCACGCTCGAATACAACAACACCGTCGGCACCACCGGCGACATTCTGCTCGGCGACTGGTCGCAATACGTGCTCGCGGATAAAGGCGGCATGCAAGCCGCATCGTCAATGCATGTGGCCTTCCTGACCGATGAGATGGTGTTCCGTTTCATCTACCGCGTTGACGGCGAACCGATCTGGAACGCTCCGTTGCAGCCTTTCAAGGGATCAAACACGCTCTCGCCATTCGTGGCGCTGGCGTCGCGTTAATCCGTTCACTGCACCAGCCGGAACTAAAAAGGCACTTTTTAGTGCCTTTTTAGTCCGCGCGCTCATCAAAGGAATCCGCAGCAAATGGCCGACAAGAAACTCTCAGCCGTTGAGGAGCTCACCGAAGCGCACCGTCTCGGCATCGCCAGGCGCAAGCGCGCGCTCGAAGAAGCAATGAATGATCTCAACGCGGCCGAGCAGATGGTCAAAGACGCCAAGCTGACGATCGCGCAGATCCAGCAGGCCAATCTGACCGCAAGCCTGGCCTACGACGACCAGGTCGCCGCGCTGCGGAATGCGCCCAACAAGGCGGCCTGACGGTCAGCCGCTTCAACCCCCCGACCGATCCCCTAACCGCAGGAGGAGCCTCATGGCCCGCCAGTTTTCGCTTTGTGAGATCATTCCGCCCGTCGGAATGCTGAAACCCGCTGCCGACTCTGCCGGCCGCACGTCGCAATATGTTTTCGTCGGCCTCGCCGATAAACTCTACCTGGTTTGCTACATCAACCAAGGCAACGCCGCGACGGTGGCCTTGACGCCGCTGCAGGCGACGAGCGTCGCCGGCGCCGGCTCCAAAGGCCTCACGGCCGCTTGCAATATCTGGTTCTGTGAGGACGAGGAATCGTCCGACCAGTTCGTCAAGCAGACGGCGGCGACGAGCTTCACCACCGACGCCGGCACGCAGTCGAAAATCGTGGTGTTCGAAATCTCGCCGCAAGACTGCATGGACATGGTCAACGGCTTCAACTGCATCGCGATCGAAACCGGCGCATCGAACGCTGCCAACATCACGTCCGCGCAGGCATTGCCGCTGCACCGTTACCAGCAGGCGACGCCGCCCTCGATCCTGTCAGAGCCCTAAGCGGCTTCGACGGCTTAACCGGCGCGGGCGTTCGCACGCCCGCGCTCTCCCTCACGTTCACGCCGGCGCGCGCCGGCCAGGAGAACGCCTATGTCTGATAACGCCCGCGTTCACGGCAAGCTCAGCGCCGCAAACGTGATGGAATTCTACGACCGCAGCACCTACGAGCGCGTCGACGTGCTCACCAACATCGTCTTCAAAGACGATTTCATCGGCGCCGGCGGCGGCATCATCCCCGCAGCCGGCTCTCCGGTCGACGGTTTTCCGTGGGTCAAGAAGCTCGTCGACACGCATGGCTCGCCGACCGTTGGCGCCGTCGCCAATGCCGGCGGCGGCCAGGTGCAGCTGCTCATCGACACCACGTCGGAAAAGCAGGAGGCCACGCTCTACGGCAACGACAGCCTGTGGACTGACGTGACCAAGGGCCTGATTTTCGAGGCGCGCGTGAAATTGACCACCTTGCCGAGCGCCACCGGCGTCGAGGCGGTGTGGGGCGTGTCGTCAGCCTGGACCGACGGGCCTGACAACGCGTCTGAGTACGTGGAATTCGGCATCAGCGGCGCCGGCGGTGCGATCAACATGCGATCGCAAGACGGCGTCACGCAGAATGCCGTGGCGTCCGGCTTCACCGCCGACACCGCCTTCCACGTCTATCGGTTCGACTGTTACGCGCCGGCAGCGATCCTTTTTTACGTCGACGGCGTGCTGCAGAACGGCACCGGCGGCGCGACGATCGGCTTCGCCGCCACCGGATCGAGCGCGATCCTGCAGCCGTATCTGTCTTGCTACAAGCCGAGCGGTGCCGGTCACGCGGTCATGGTCGTCGACTATGTGCGCGCCTGGATGACCAGTCGCGAAGCATAAAAATGGTCCCCCGATTGAGGGGCGACATGCGCGCCCGGGCCGGCGACTACCTCACCACAAGCGGAGAAGACGATGGCGGACGGATCCAGCGGGCCGACGGGCCCGACCGGCGCAACCGGCGAGACGGCGGCGACCGGAGCAAGCGGCGAAACCGGAGCGACCGGGGCACCGATCGGGGCGAGCGGCGCGACGGGTGAAACCGGCGCGACCGGCGCCGTCGCGGCGATCGAGGCCGCGCAGACCGAGCCGGTCGATCAACCGGCGCCGGCGCCGACGCCTCCCCCGCCGCCCGCGCATCATCCGGCGCCGCCGCACCGCAGCCTTTTCGAGCTGCACCTGCGCCACCGCGACGGCCGTATCGGCCGCCTCTGCGGCATCAGGCACAAGGGCCGCGCCATCATCGCGGTGCAACTGCAGCTGCCGCCAAAGCGCAATGCCAGGCGCGGCGAGCTCACCGAATGGCTGCAGCCGGACGATCTGACCGAGCACGAGCTGGACTAAAAGCCGTCGAGCTTCGATCTAGTGGAGTAGCGTCATGGCCGGATCGATCGGCGTCACCGTCACTGACATTGGCAACGGCCTGACCAAATACTCGATCGCCTGGACCTCGAGCAGCGGCGGAGCCGTCAGCGGCGCATCCTTTCAAATGAAGACCGGACACGTCGAGCAGATCCGTTATGTGCCCGGTAGCGGCGTCTCGGCCGATTATGCGGCGTCGCTGCTCGATGCCGACGGCATTGATTTGTTCGCCGCCACCGGATCGAGCCTCGCGGCGACAGCGAGCGTTGTTGTTCCGGTGATTTCGTCGAACAGTCCCATTCTCAACGACGCCACGCTCGGCAGTCCGCCGGGCTCGGTGACGCCGACGCTTTCGGCCGCCGGCAATGCGAAATCGGGCCGCATCGACGTCATCGTCGGACCGTAGGCCATGCTCGCGTTTGCCGCTCTCGCAGAGGTTGGGCTCGCCGCCGAGCCGGACGAGAGCACCGCGCCGGTCTCGTTCGCGGTCAGTTTCAGCAACGTCAATGCCGGCCTCATCAAATATTCCCTGCTGTGGACGACGGACGGCGGCGGCGACCTCACGGCCACGTTTCAAATACCGACCGGGCATCTGCAGCAGATCGTTTTCGGCGGCGGCTATGGCGGCTATTCGGCGACGTTGGAAGACGCCGACGGCGTCGACCTGTTCGCCGGCCTCGGCGACAGTCTTTCAACGGACGAAGCCGTGGTGCCCGTCGTTTCATCGCTGCGGCCGATGCTCAATGACGGCACGCTCGGCAGTCCGCCAGGCACGGTGACGCTAACGATCAGCTCGGTCGAAGGCGGCGACTCGGGACGGATCGACATTATTCTTGGGCCGTAGGGCGGGGGCAGGCAATGGAGCTCGTCACCGTCAGTACGGTGCTGGTGCCGGCGGTGCCGGCCTATTCCGGCCAAGGAGCCTACGACCTGGTCGCGCTCGACGCGATCACGCAAGAGCTGCGCGATTGCAACACGCGGCTTTATCCGGCGATCCTGAGCTGGATCACGCAGGCCTCGGCCGCCTGTATCAAATTCATCGATCGCGTTCCGCAGATCGAGACGGTGCAAGACCTGTTCTATCCGCCGCGGGATTATTGGCCGGCGCCGACAGTCATTGGCGGCCTGCGCCCGCTGCAGTTGACGCGCTACCCGATCGCGTGCTCGCCGTCACCGGCCGGAACGCCGCCGCCGCTCGCGCCGGTGCTGTCCTATGTGCCAGGCGGCGCGCTCGCCAAGGCGACCTACTACGTGAAGATCACCTACGTCACACCGACGGGTGAGACGGCGACCTCATTGGAGGCGACGCTCGTCGTGCCGGCGAACAATCTTCTTGTGGTCGCGGGCCCGATCGCTGACGGCGAGCAAATTGCGGTCGGCTGGAATTGCTACATCGGCACGGCGAGTTGGGGCGAGACGCTGCAGAATTCCGATCCTCTGCAGGTCGGCTCGGCCTTCACGCTGCCGAGCGGCGGCCTGGTCGACGGCGCCGCCATGCCGAATTACATTTTGGTCGTCGAGAACAACAATCCGCTGGCCGAAGGCCAGGATCTCGACTTCATCGTCAAAAAGGCTGAGGGCCAGCTCATCCGGCTTGACAGCAACGGTTATCCGCGGCGCTGGCCGGCCTACATCGATCAAATTCAATATCCGAGCGGCTTCGATGTGACGCTGCCGATCTTTCAGGATCTCGCCGACGCGGTGACGCGCATGGTGCGCGATCGCTATTTCGCGCGCGATCGCGACGGCCGGCTGCGCTCGGAGAACACGGTCGGCGTTTACGAAGCGACGTACTGGTTCGGCTCCGGACCTGGCGCTGAGGTCAAGAACCTGGCGCCTGACGTGCAGGCGATCCTCGAAATGTATCGCGTCCCGGTGTGCGGCGCTTGAAATGTCGCGCATCGACGAGAACGCGAAAGCAGCCTTCCGCCGCGCGCTGCACAAGACCGGCGTGCGCGTGATCTTCCGCCGCATCAGCGGCCAGGCCGGCGTCGGCTCCGGCGTGACGACACGCGACTGCCCGGTGACGGCGATCTTCCGCAGCTACATGGCGGCGACGCCGATCGGCGGCTCGCTGGCACCGGATTCCATCACGGAAGGCGATCGGCAGTTCATGGTGCTTGAGGACGATTTGCTCGACGGCGGCTTCCCGGTGCCGCTGCTCAAGAACGATCGCATCGTCTTTTCCGAAAGCTCCAATGAGACGTTCAACATCGTCGATATTGACTACGGCACAAGGCGCGCAGCCGGCGTGATCGAGGGCCGCGCAAGAGGCGCTTGATGCTTGGCATCGTGCTCGGTGGCGCTCTGTCGGTTTGGGCGGAATATGACGAGACGCGCGCGATGTGCGAACGCGCCGGCGTCAAGCACATGGCTTTCGCCGTCAATGACATGATCCCGGCTTTCCCTGGGCTGTGTCATGCGGTGACGCTGCATCCGGAGACAAAGCTGCCGGCGTGGCTCGAGGCCCGGGAAACGAAGGGTCATCCACGGCCGGTCGAGGTTTGGTCGAAGCGCCGGGACGGCCTCAAGCTGGTGACGCGAACCTGCCGAAACTGGCTCGGCTCATCCGGCATGTTCGCGATCGACGCTGCGCTCGCCTGGGATTGCTCGGCCGTCGTGTTGTGCGGCGTGCCGATGGCGGAATGGGGCGGCCACTTTCTCCGCGGCACGGCCTGGAGTGAGGTCAACGATTTTTGGCCCGCCTGGATCGTGCGGCGCGCCGAGCTGGCGCCGGCGGTCCGCAGCTGCTCCGGCCGCACCGCCGAACTGTTCGGCCTGCCGACCGATGATTTCATTCGAGGGCTGTGATGATCGGCGTTGTGCTCGGCGGTGCGCGATCGGTCGACGCTGAATTCGAGCTGGCCAAAGCGATGTGCGCGCGCACCGGCGTCGAGCCCGTCGTGTTCGCGATCAACGACAAGATTCCGGAATATCCCGGGCGCTGCCATGCGGTGACGCTGCATTTCGACAAACTGCCGGCCTGGCTCGGTGAGCGCCGCGCTAACGGATTCCCTGATCCGCTCGAGGTGTGGGCGGCGAGTTGGGACACTCATCGGCCACTGGTGACGCGCGGCGCTGAGGAGCGGCGCGGCTCCTCGGGCATGCTCGCGATCGAGGCCGCGCGCGCTGCCGGCTGCGGCAAGGTCTTGTTGTGCGGCGTGCCGATGGTCGCCGGCGAGGGCCATTTCAAACGCGGCATGCCGTGGGACGACGTTGTCAGCTATCAGACGGCATGGACGCTCCGGCGCGAACTCCTGGCGCCGATCGTGCGCAGTTTCTCCGGCTGGACCGCGCACCTGTTCGGCGCGCCGACTGACGAATTCATAAGCAAGTGAGGGCGTCGGATGCCGAAAGAGCGCGACGCCTATGTGCGGGTGATGTTTCCGAGCGGCGGGTCGTTCTGCGTGCGTGCGGATCGTTCCGGCATCGTCTTCAACGCCGATGGCGTGTGGATCGATGAAGAGCTCGCTGCGAACATGCTTTTCATCAAAATCTGGAAGCTGGAGCTCGCCGAGCCGGCCGGCCGCTGCTGATGCCGGACGTCAACGTCAAGGTCATCGACGGGCCGGCCGAGCTCACGCTCGAAAAGCTGCCTGACGACATAAAGGCCGAGCTGTTCAAATCCGCGAGCCAATGGGCGGACGTGCTCGCCTACACGATGACCGCGAAGGCGAGCGGCGACGTTACCAAAATCCGCACCGGCAAGCTCGCCGGCAGCTTCAAGACCAGCAAGAAAGCGGACGAGCGCATCAAGGCGTCAGCCTACAGCCGCGATCCGGTGCTCAACATTCTGGAGCACGGCGGCGATATTCCGCCGCATCTCATCAGGCCTGACAAAAAGCGCGCGCTGCATTTTCTCGGCACGTCCGGCGAGACGTTTGCAGCGGTAACGCATTTCAAGGGCGCGCGCATCCCGCCGCACTCAATCGTGCAGTCGACCTTCGACGAGAAAAAGCAGGAGATCGTCGAGGATATGACCGGGATCATCGCCAAGGCCAGCGACGCGCCATGAGCGTATCGCGTGAGGACGTTATGGGCGCCCTGCAGACGGCGCTCACCGGCCTGTCGATCACGCTGCCTGAAAACCAAGGCGGCGCGACCTTCACCCTGAAATTCGTCGCGCGCCGCGTGCGCGATCCTGAGAACGTCGATAGCTCCGACCGACCGTGCATCTATTTGGTCGAACACATCGACAATTGGGAATCGCAAGCGCTCGACGTTCCGTCCGTCCGCATCATGAACGTGTGGGCGCTGCTCTACATCGACACCGGGACCAATGAGAACCTGGTGCCGATGACGCAGGTCAATCTTTTCATCGAGCAGATGGAAGCGACCTTCGATCCGGATAACGGCTCCGGCGCGACACTCGCCGGTTACGTGCGGTCGGTGAAGCTCGCCGGTGAAGGCGTGCGCGCCGCCGGCGACACCACCGGAAAAATGTTCGCGGCGATCCCGATCAACATCGTGATTCCGTAAGTCTTCTACACCGGCGCGGCTGGCAGCGCCTTTCTCCTCACCCTCCCTGAAAACTTGAAAGGCGGTCTGTCATGGCTGGAGTTGGAGCGGGCATCCTGTCCCCGTCGCTGCTCAATCTGTTCGTCGGCAAAGCGTTCGTCACGTTTCAACGGCAATATCCGGTGGCGATCGCCGACGCCGCGCCGGTGCACCTTGGGCTCCTAAGCGACATTGATTACACGCCGGACATTCCGATCATCCGGTATGTCAACGAAACCGGCGGCATCGCCTACGTCGCGCAAGCGCAGCCGCAGATGTACGGCGGCAAGGCCAAGATCACGCTCAACGAGTTGACGATCTACAATCTCGGCCTGTTGCTGCAGGGCAATCCGGACTATTCGACGCCGTCGGCGCCGAAGCTGCTCATCTACGGGCTGCAGGCGGCGCTGACCGGCCAGCTCATCATCACGATGACCAACGGCACCGGGCCGCGGCATCAGCTCACCATCACCAACGCGCTGCTCACGCCGGCGGAAGCGTTCAAGCCGGTGAGCAAGGAATACGGCAACCTGGTGCTCAACATGGAGCACCTCGCCGATCAAAACGGCGAGTTTGGCACCTCGATCCTACTGCCGGACGTGAACTCGATCGTGCCCACCAACATCACGGCGCCGTTCATCACGACCGCGGTCGCGTCGACGAGCCCGAAGGTGCCCGCCGGCGGAACGCCGGCCGCTGCCACAGTCGGAATCCCTTGCAATTGCAACAGCGGTCAGTGGACCTACGGCGTTGGGGGAAACTTTACCTTCCAGTGGTACACGAACACGACCGCCGCCAACACCGGCGGCACCATCATCTCCGGCGCCACCAAGCAGAATTTCACGCCGGTTTCGGGCGACATTGGCAAATATCTCTACTGTGTTGTCACGGTCACCAATACGGTCGGACCGACCAGCACGCCGAGCGGCGTAACGCAGACGGTCGCTTCGTAACGCATAGGAGTAAAACTTGGACTTCCTCACGATCGCGCCCGCGGCGCCGACGAAAGTCGACGTCGAGGGCGGCTCTGTCGAGGTCCGCGGAATTGGCTTGCGCGACGCAGCAAATTTGCTGCGTCGCTTTCCGCTTCTTCTGGACCTGTTTTCAGATCAACCAACGACCGTCGGCGGCTTGATACAGTCGGCGCCGGACGCGTGCGCGGCGATCTTCGCGATCGGCGCGGGCAAAGGCGGCGACGCCGCCGTCGAAGCCGTCTTCGATCAGCTCTCGCTGGAATCCCAACTCGACGTGCTTGAGGCGATCGTCAAGCGCACGGTGCCGAAGGGATGGGCACCTTTTTTCGAAAAGCTGTCGGTCCTGTGGAGCTCCCCGGCGCGGCCGCCAGCTGGTTCGCCGGAAGCGGCAGCGATCGAGCGCGACCTGGGCGGAATGCCACAAAGCTATGTGGAGCCGCCATCGAGCTCCTAAAGGCCGAGCACAAGGTGAGCGAGGCCGAGATTTTCAGTTACACGCCGCTGCAGCTGTTCGCCTACGTCGAGCTCGTCAACGCGCGGCTCAATCGCATGTATGCCGCGGACCTTTACGACCGCGCGGTCGCTGCGCAGGGCGGCTTGAGCGAGATCAATTCGCGCATCCGCACTTACGCGCGGTTAGGCGAGCCCCATGCCAAAAGTTGAAATTCTCATCAACGTCATCGACGCTGACGCGGTGCGCAAGCTGCGGGCGCTGCGGCAGACGGCCCGCGATTCCTTCCAGGGCGTTCGCACCGCCGGCAAGGAAGCGCATTTCGAGCCGCCGGAAGGCGTCAACAAATTCCGCGAGAGCCTGCACGTCCTGCGCCCGCTGTTGCACAGTTTCGGCGTTGAGGTCGGCGGCCTGCGTGAATACGGCGCCGTCGCCGGCGCCGGAATGCTCGCGCTGGCCGGCGTGCTCGGTGTCACGCTCGCGGCCGCGCTGGAGAAAGTCGCCGAAGGCGCCGCCAAGGCCAAACGCGCGCTCGCCGACATTGGCGTCTCTCCGGAGGGCGTCGAGAAATCGGCGAAGGAGCTCAACGAGACGCTCGAAACCGTCGGCGGCCGCGTCGGCAAGCTGCGTGAGGCAACGCAGCCCAAAGAGTCCATCGTCGGACCTAATCAGGTCTATCACCCGACCGCGGGCATGGCACCGGAGGAGCTGCCGGCCGCTGAGAAGCAGCTCGAAAAAGTCTTTCGCGTCGGCTCGCCGGATGAGACGACTGCCGGCAAGGAGCTCGACAAATTTCTTGAGCCCTTCACAAAAGAAAAGGGCCTGACACCTGAAATCGCACGCGCGCTGCCCGCCGGCGTCGCCAAGACATTCGGCGAGGCGGTCGGCGTCAAGATCGACGAGAAAAGCCGGCTGTCTCCGCAAAAGCAGCTCGCGCGCAGTGTCGAATCCAAGGGCGTCGACTTTGCGAACCAACAGATCGGGTTCGGCGCCAAGCCGGAGCAATTCAATCAGCTCGTCAAGGAAGGCGCGTATATTCCCGGCGCCGAGCTGCTGCGCGGCATCCAGCAGCCGAAAAACGCAGCCGGAACTGACAAGCAATATGCCGAGCTGCAGGCCAAGGGCGTGCAATCGCTCGACGACGCGGTCGGCCACGTCAAGGCGTCGCTGACGAGCCTCGCCGAAGCGATCGGCGGCGTTCCAATCAAAGACGCCGTCCAAGGCCTCGCCGACGCGATTAAAGGCGCGGCCGAAGCAATCACCGGCAATCCGCTTTTCCAGTTTCTCACCGGCCGCAATGACAAGGGTGAGAAGCTAAAGCCCGGCGAGCAGTCGACCGCGCCTGACCGCGTCAGACAATCGGTCGTCGATTATCTGAAACCGCAAGTGCCGGGCAGCTTCGCCGACAAGGCGTTCACCCCTGTCATTGAGTCGCTGTTCGGTCCTGAAAAACCCGGATCGACCAGTCCGCTCGCGGCGACCGTGCCGACGAGCGAGGTGCCGGGCACTCCAGCCTATAAGGCGATCGCGCAAGCGCAAGCGCCGTCGACGCCGCCACCGAGCGGCCCGGCCCTGCCGTCACCGCTCGCCGCAGCGCTCGCGAACCGCACCGCGATCGCGCCGGAAGCCGGCACCGGCACCGCGCCAGGCTCCGGACCGGCGCCGGCTGCAGCGCAGACGACATTCGGTCCCGCGGAGCCAGGAAAACCGGCACTGGCGACAATCCCGCTGCTGCCGGCTGGTCAAACGGCCTCCTCATCATCACCGGCAACGGCGACCGATCGCGTCGCCGCGCTGGATCCTCAGAACCGTGCGGTTTTTGCGACATTGCCGCGCGCCGATCTCCTCGCGCGCGGCTTCACGCCAGCGGAAGCTGACGAGCTCGCACGGTCCGCGCCGGCAACCCCGTCACCGGCCTCAGCTTCGCCGTCGGCGCCCTCATCATCACCGGCGCCAGCTGCGCCACCGGCGACGCCGGCGGCATCAGAGCCCGCGCCAACGGCCTTCCCATCACCGGCAGCGACGGTCCCATCACCACCGGCCGCAGCACCACCGGCCGCAGTGCCGGCGCCCGCGGAAGCGCGCGGCGAGGATTTTTACCGGCAGCGCATCCGCGAAAATTGGCTGCGCACGCATCCCGGCGAGCCATTGCCGGCGGGATATGCCGAAGGCGGCGAAGTCACAGGCGACACGCTCGACTGGACCTCAGTCAAGGCTGCGGCCGCAGACGGCGGAGAGATTGCGGAAAAAACCCCGCAATTTTCCGGCGGTGGTACTGCCGGCGATACTGAGGCCGCGCAGGCGGCCGAGATGGTCCGCGTCGACATGGCCCGCGGCAAGGAAGCGGCCGAGACGGCCAAGCATGCCGCGCACGGCTATGACGCCGGCGGCGAAATCGCTGACGCAAGCGCGCCTTCGAAACTTGCGAGCGTCGAGACAACGGCTGCGCCGGCTGCGCCCGGCTTCGCTGACGGCGGCGCGATCGGATTGCCCGGCTTTGCTGACGGCGATCAAATCGACGGCGATGATCCGATCAGCCGGGCCTCGAGATCCGCCGCGGCCGCGGCGGCAGCGCCAGGCGCCATCGGCGCCGCGGAGACAGTGGCCAAGGTGCCGGTGCAGGGCGGCCAATCGGTCGCCGAGCGCTTCGGTGTTGTCGGCTCTCGCGCCGGCACACTCGACGAGCTCAAAGCCGAAGCGGCAAAATCTCGATCGCCGACGTTGAACACCGCGCCGGCGAACCTGGAGAGCGCTTATCCGCGCCAGGCGCAGCCGCCGGGCGATCCTTCAACGACGGAGAAGCAAAAAGAGACGGCCGCGGCCGAGCGGGCCGAGCAGCAACACCAGCAGCGCCGCATCGAGCGGTGGACCTCTTTTCTCCAGGGCCATTTCGCCGGCGCCGGGCCGTTCAATCCCAAAGCGTCGAATCTCGGCGCGCAAATGTTCGTCGATCGGTCGCAACTGATCGGCGGCTTGCGCCAGGCGCGCGCGGCGTTCTCCAATGCTTTCGGCGCTGGTCGGCGCTGGTCGCCGGCGGGCGGCGGCACCTGGTCGGAAGGCACGAGCTTTGCGCGCGGCGGTCCGATCCGCGGGCCCGGCACCAGCACCAGCGATTCCATCGTCGGCGAATTCGAGCGCGGCGGCTTCATTCTCAAAGCGAGCGCCGCGCTCCGCGCCGGACGCTCGAAACTCGATCATCTCCACTCGCTCGCCGGCATGGCGAGCGGCGGCAAGATCATGCTGCGCGTGTCGAACGGCGAGGAGCATTTCACCAGTTTCGAGACGCAGCGCATCGGGCTCGCGAACCTGCAGACGCTCAATCGCGCCGACGGTGGTCCGGTCAGTCTCACCGACGAGATCCCGTCGCCGGTGCCGTTTCCCGGCAAGGGCGACGACAGTCCCGCGACGCGAGAGTCCGGCTACGAGCTGCATCTTCACATGCCGGGGGGCCAGGCGGTGCCGGTTTCCACCGATCGGGATTCGCTGCAGCGTGTGGAGCGCGCGGCCGTGTTTGATCGTCTGCTCAACATCGTTCCCAATCCGGACTCGGTGCGCTAATGCCCGCGATCCTGTGGCCGCTCGAAACCGGGACGCAGCTTTCGATCACGCCGATCACGCCGGCGACGGCGTCATTCGGCATCCAGTATTTCAGCGGCCGCAGAATCAAACAATCGCTCGACGAGATTGCGCCGGTGTCGCCGGAGGCGACGCTGCAGCGATCGGGCAACGGCAACTTCATCAATTTCTCACGGCCGCAATTCCAGAAGCTCCGCAGCGTCGTGACCTACAACGATTTGCGGAGCGTGCTGCTCAACGGCAGCTGGCGCGGCTCAACCGTGCTCGTGAATTGCGCGATCTATCGCTGGCGTTCGTCGACGCAGACCGCTGATCGGCCGATTGTGCCGGGCTCGACCACGCGATCGGGCGCCAACGGCGAAGTCGGATTCCTTCCGCAGCTGACCATGACCGTCAAAGACGCGACCTGCATCTTCGACGAATGGCTCAACACCTATCGCGGAACGATCATCATGGAGGAATAGTCGCGTGACCATCCAGCAATCCACGCAGGTGCGCAACGATCGCAACGACTCGTGGCAGCTCGGCTCGATCAACGGCTGTTACGGGCTTGGGATGACGGTGTGGTCGACCGGCTTGGTCGTCACCGAATGGACCTCATGGGTTCAGAACGGCAACAATATTTATCTGTGCATCGGCTCCGGCACGACGTCGTCAAGTCCCGGCGGCCCGACCGGGACGACCGCCGGCGCGCCGATCACCGACAACACCGCGACCTGGCTCTGGATCGGCCGGCAGGGCATGGGCAACGCTGCGGGCCTGCTGCTGCAGCTTTACACCGGCGCGCAGCCAGCGAATTGCGCCGCCACCGAAACCGGCACGCTGCTCGCGACCTTCACCCTGCCGGTCGACTGGTCGGCACCATCGTCAAGCGGCATCAAGAGCGTGAACGGCTTACCTGGCGCCGGATGGGCGACGGTGACCGCGGGCGCCACCGGCATCGCCGCGCATTACCGCATCTATGACGTGACGGGCACGACCTGCCACGAGCAGGGCTCGGTGACCGCGACCGGCGGCGGCGGCGACGCCACGATCGACAACACCTCGCTCACGGCCACGCAGACGACGACGCTGACGTCCTTCTCGCGCACCGCATGGGGAGCCTAAGACTATGTCGCTCGCTGATGGCGTTAGTTTCATTGCCGCGTCCGCCGGGACCGGAACCTTCGTTCTCGGAACCTCGCGTAACAGCTTTTTGGACCTGACCGACGCCGTCACCGACGACGAGTTGGTTGACGGCCAACAGGTTTCCTATCTCGCCTTCGATTCGCCGACGACGCCTACGCAACGCGAATGGGGCCACGGTACGTTTTCCGCCGGCTCAAACTCGATCTCACGCGACACGGTGCTCGGCGGGACAGCCGGTCCCGGCACGCCGGTCGATTTTTCCGTCGCGCCCTATGTGTCGCTGTGCGTGCTGGCAGAGGACTTTCTGTTCGCCGATCTGCTCGACACGGCGATTTCGTCGCCGACGACGGGCCAGGTTCCGGTGTGGAATGGGAGCGCGTGGGCGAACACGACACTCAATTATTTCGTGCCCGGCTGCATCTACGGCTTGGGCATTACCTATCAGCTCAGCAGCAGGCTCCTTATCGCAATCGGTAGCTGCGCCGATTCAACGGGCGCCGTTCTCATCAACGCGCTTAGCGCCCTGCAGAAAACGACCGGCGGCGCCTGGACCGCCGGCAACAACGTCGGCGGCATGGGCAACGGGCTCACGATCGCAGCGTCGACCTGGTACTACGTCTTCGCAATCAACGTCACCGGCTTCAACCCGGATTTCTATTTCGACACCAGTCCCACGGCCGCGAACGCGCCGACGGGAACGACGGCCTTCCGTCGCATCGGCGCCTTCAAAACTGACGGCTCGTCGAACATCCTGCCGTTCTATCAGAATGAAGACGACTTCACCTGGGCGACGCCGATCACCGAAATCAATAACACGACCGTCAGCGCCACGACCTCGCACAACATCACGCTGGCCGGCGCACCGCCGAGCATCGATACCAGGTCGCGATTCTGGATCACCGGCGCCTATGTCAGCGGGACAGACACGATTTATGTCAGCAGCGGCGGCCTGGCTGCGCAGGCTACGAGCGCCCCCTACGGCTTCAAGGTCAACGCGACCGGCGGACCGCTCGCCTATCACGCCGAGTTTCCGACGCCGCAAGCGAACCTGCTCATTTGCACCGCGAACGCCAATTGCGATGTGACGTTGGTCACCGAGGGTTACACGGATTACCGCGGCCGCTTCGGAAACCCCTAAATCTTGGCGAAGGAATTAAGCCTTGCTCGGATTTGGGGCGATCGCAGAGGTCGGGCTCGCCGACGAACCGAATGACGGCGCCGGCGGGAACGATCTCATCATCGTCGGCACCGAGCCGGCGGATTCGACGACGATCACATTCGCTCGCATCGCGTCGCTTTCGATCCGCGCCGCCGAGCCGGCCGACTCGAGCGCAATTTCGTTCTCGGTGCCGCCGTCGGACGGCGGCGGTCCCGGTATCGGCAACCCGGTCAACCTGACGATCACCGGCACCGAGCCGGCCGATCAGTCGACAATCGTTTTCAACGGCGCCGCCACCAACGGCGCGACCGTAGGACCGCACTACGTCGCGCTCGTCACCGCGACCGACACGACGTTCGGCGTGCCGATGCAGCGCTACGATCTGAATTTCACACGCGCGCGCTATCGCCACAAGGAAGGGCAAAAAAGCTCGCTCGAAATCGACGTGCTCAACCCCGGGGTCGGCCTCCTCAGCCTTAATCAGTGGATTTGGTGGAGTTGGGTCGACACCGAAGGCACGATGACACCGTACAACTCGGAGCCGGCGGGCACGGTCTATCCGATCTTCTACGGCCACATTCTCGCGATCCCTGACACGCCGATCGGCGAAAAGGTCACGCTGGTTTATGTCGGTGAGCCGAACGACGCGATCTTCCAGCTGCAGCAGGTCGCGCAGACGCTCAAGACCGCAGGTCTTTACGATCCTGTGTGGCTCTCGCCGACTGAGCGCGACAGTCCGGAAAAGATCATCGCGCCCTACACGCGCAGCTACTACTATCCGCGCCTGGCATTGCCGAATTCCGTCTCGACGTCCGACTGGATCAACGGCGAAGACGGCAACATCAGCTTTCTCTGCTCGGATGGCACGACGACGCCGGGCGATGTTCCTTACATTTCGCTGGTGTGGCGCGTCGCCAAGTCGCCGTTGATTGCCGCGCGCATCGAGGCGGACGTCGCCTGGCGCCAGATTTGGACCGACGTCATCGACTTCGGCACCAATCAATTCGTCACCTACATGGACGGCCTCTACAATCAGTGGCCGAAGGTCGGACAGCAGCTCGGCTACGGCTATAGCTGTTGGGCAGGCCTCGCCGTCGACGTGTTCATGGTGCACGAGACGGTCACCGTCAGCACCCAATTCAATTATCGCAATCAGCAGACCGTCCATACCGACGGCGACACCATGTCGATCTCGGCCTCGATGAGCTGGCCGCTCACATCGGGCCCGACGCAGAAATATACCATCACCGACATTTCTGTCGGCCACGAGCTCGATCCGGTCGACGGCATCAACACGCCGACCACCGCGGACATTACCTATGCCTACGTTCCTGAGTGGACGATCAACACCTCGCTGCAGCTGCTCACCGCGGTCAATCGGCTGCGCAAGGAGACTTTCGGCTCGACGGTCACCGCCAACGTGCAGCCGGTGCTCGGCCGCACCGCGTCGACGCCGCTGGCGCAGCTCGACACGCTGACGATCCCGACCAAGCACGGCGCCGACGTTGGCCAGCCGTTGATTTATCCGCTCTACTGGACCTCGCTCGCCGGCAAGGTCGTGCGCCGCGGCACGGTCATGTTCCCGAACGCCCTGCAGATGCCGGGCGGCATGTCGTTCCAGATCGCGCTCAATGACGGGGGCACCGCCGGCACCACGATCCCGGCTTCATTCTCCGACGTGGTCGGCCAGACCACCACGGACGGCTCGGTGGTTTGGTGCAGCCTTGGCGCCAATCCGCTGCTCACCGCGATCAACTGGACGGCCTCGACCTCAGTGCCGAAGGGCCAGGTCATTTGCCCGACGCTGCCGCAGTATGTCGACTACGAGGATCTCGTCGCCTTCGGCCTGTCCCAGGATCCGCCGATCGGCACTGACGTTGCGCTTTATCAGATCGTTTATTACGCCGGCACCTACTACCAGTGCTCGCTTGAGGGCACGACCAGCGAAGGCACGGTCAGTTCAAGCGGCGCTTTCACGCCACCGTCGCCGACGCCGGCGTTCAATGCCACGCCTGGCGCGCAGACGACCGACGGCGATCTCATCTGGACGGCGATCGGGCCGAACCTGCCCAACGGCACGAATTTCTACATCGCGCTCGCCGGCGGGCTCACCGCCGATTTCATGCCGAATTTCTCGACAACGTCCGGCGCCACGTTCGCTGACGGCGGCGTCACTTGGCTTTGCCTTGGCGTGTGCCCCGGTTATCTGCCGGCGCCGGTCGGCGGCACGCCGGGCCGCATCACGAGCCCGACATTCTTCGGCACGACCTACGGCCAGACGATCTCGACGCCCTACCTCGAGGCGCTGCCGCGCGCGGCGCTGGTTTACGCGGCGCGCGTGTTTGAGGCTGAGTGGGACTGCATTTGGGAAAAGGCGCTCCTCTCGACGCTGCGCATGACGGCGACAATCGGCGACCAGCGCATCCCGGGCGGCACCGCGACCGGCAAGATCACCGAAATGGAGATCGTGGTCGACGGCAACGATCCCAAATATCAGTGGGGCCATATCAAGATCGACGCGCCGGTCGGTTACGGCGGCTCGCCGACGACGCCGGCCGGCTATTCGTTGATGCCGACCGAAGATTTCAGTTTCCAGATCCCGGTGTGGGTGCCGAACGATGACGGCCTGACGGCGCCGCTTTCGGCCGCGGCCGTCACCGTCAATAATGTCACCCACGGCAACACGACTGTGCAGCTCGCCGCCTTGGGCACCGCGATGGCCTATGAGGCTAAGCTCGCGCAACTGATCGCGGTGGCGTCCTACTACGGCCAATCGATCAGCATCGACGAGCAGGTCGCGGCGGCGCGCACGCCGTTCACCGTCGATCGCATGATGAAGGGCTTGGACATTTGGCTACAGCTCGATCTCAAGCCGCTGACCGGCTCGACGTTCACGGAAGATTTCCAGATCATGACGACACCGCTGGAGATCGACATGGGCGTGAATCTCGCTGCAGCGAGCAACTAGATGGCAATCGAGCAGGTCGTCCGCCCGTTCCAATCGCCGACGGCGATGGGGGTCAACACGCCGGAAGCGGTGCAGGAGCCGCAAATCCTTCGCCTGCATATCGGCCGCAACGGCTCGGTGCCGCGTTTCGCCGGCAGCATGCACCTGGTCGTCACGTTCTATCTGACGCGCTATCCGACTGAGGTCATCAGCAGCTAAGGGGGGCGGTGCTGAGAAATGCCGGTCCTCTACGTTCCGCCTGACGCCGGGTCGCAGCCGGCCTATGCCGGCTTCATCCCGCCGGCGGGCACCTATTTCACGCTTTTCAACCGACTCTACTACTCGCTCGCGATCAACAATCCGAATGACGACAGCATGCCGCCGGTGCTCATCCCGAGCCTGGTGGCCTGCAAAATCCGCGATCCGCTGGATCCGGCTGCGCCTGGCCAAGATCGATGGATGAGGTTCGATCCGGTCGACGATCCGACGCAGCGCCAGGTGCACGTCGTCACCGTTTACAACACCGGCGATCTCGACTTCGGCGGCGACAACTCCAACGCCGATCCGACGCAGACGCTCGACGTTGAGCGCGTCGACATTTGGCAGAATTTCGATCCGAACGCCGCGAGTGGCTTCCAGTCAGCCGGCAGCAAGGATCAAAACGTCGGCTACTACAATTCGATGATGACCTATGCGGCCTTCGACAACGTCACCGGCGAGGGCTCAACCGACACGCCGGCGAATTTCCAGCATTGGGTGACGCACCTGGCGCGCTGGTTCCAGAGCGACGGCGCCGGCAACGTCACTGATCCGACGGTGTTCGTCGACGTGCAGTACATCGACTGGCTCAAAAACTCCTACGCGGGCCGGACCTATAACTACCGCTTCTCGCTCGGCTGGTTCGGCGACTACACCAGCGGGCAGAATCCGCAGCCGATGGGCATTTCGTGGAGCGCGCCGTAGCCGATGGCCGTTCGGACAGATCCACTCAGCAACATCGTCAACGTCAGCTGGGGCAGCGGCCTCGGTCCGTGGCTCCGCTTGGAGCTGCTCTATAGCTCCCCCGAGGGCACGTTCTGGAATGACTGGCAGGCCTACGGCTGGAACGCGCGGACGCCGATCATTCCCGGCTTCGTCGTGGCGACGACGCTCGATGAAACCCTGCAGGTTCCGGCAAATGCCTACACGCTCAATCCCTGGCAGACGTTCGCGCAGACACAGGGAACGCTGAGCTACGTGCCGGAGATCATAAATCCCGGCAACACCGGATACGCCGGCACGGCGCTGTTCAATCTGAAAAAACTCGTCGGCTCCGATCCGACGACATACAACCTTGATTACGAATTTCTCGCCAATTTCGAGTGGGGTGCCAACAATCTCATCGGCGAGACGACCGCTTGGGTCATCTCGACGATTTCATATCCCGGCCCACTCTCGAAGCAGCACGGAGAACACGGCTTGCCG